AGCACATAGTGAAATATTAGCTAAAAAAGTTGAGACGCCACTTGTTGAAACAACTTACGAAATCATTGAGGAGTAATATGTTAGTTAAAAAAACAGTAGATGATTGGCTTAATGATATTGATTACAATGATGATCCTACTTATGTACCAAGTGAATTTGCGCTGGAGTTTGTGTCGTTTATTAAGTTAGTTAATGGGGAGAAGGGCGAAGAGAACAAAACCCCGGTAATTCACTACAAGATGATGGATAAAATTGCAGGCAAAATCCAGAACACTGCCAATATGTGCGCTCGTGGTTTAGCTAAAACTACTATTTTTGCTGAGTATTTATTCTTGTATATAGCTGTGTATGGGTCTATTCCTAAATTCGGAAATGTAGATTATGCATTATATGTATCAGATAGTATTGAAAATGGTGTAAAAAAGATGCGGCTACGTATGGAAAGGCGCTGTGAAAACAGCGAATTTTTAAAAAAATATATCCCTACTACTAGATTTACTGATATTAGATGGTATTTTAAAAATGCTGAAGGTAAGGAATTTGTTGTGACAGGTCATGGTGCTAAAACGGGTGTTCGTGGTACGGTTGAATTGAATACTAGACCACAACTTGCTGTACTTGATGATTTATTAGGAGATGAAGATGCTAGATCTGCGACTATTATCGAGAATGTGGAAAATACTGTCTACTCAGCCATTGATTATGCGTTACATCCTGCTAAAAGGAAGGTTATTTGGTCTGGAACTCCGTTTAACGCTAAAGATCCTTTATACAAAGCAATTGAATCGGGTGTCTGGTACGTTAATGTATATCCGGTTTGTGAGACATTTCCGTGCTCTCGTGAAGAGTTTAAAGGCGCTTGGGAAGATAGGTTTAGTTATGATTATGTGAATAATCAGTATATTAAATCGAAGGGAGCAGGTAAATTAGACTCATTTAACCAGGAGTTAATGCTACGTATTACGTCTCCTGAGGAAAGATTAATCAAGGATTCAGATATAATTTGGTACAAACGCAGTCACGTAATTAAAAATAAAGGTTCTTATAATTTTTATATTACTACAGATTTTGCTACTAGTGATAAAGAGCATGCTGATTTTAGTGTAATTAATGTATGGGCCTACAACAACAATGGTGATTGGTTGTGGGTAGACGGATTTTGTAAAAGAACGCTGATGGATAAAACTATTGATGAACTTTTTAGATTAGTTCAAGAATATAAACCACAAGAAGTGGGCATAGAAACTACTGGACAACAGGGAGGGTTTATTAGTTGGATCCAAAATGAAATGGGACAACGTAATAATTATTTTACTTTGTCTAAGGGAAGAAATAGTAATACAATAGGTATTAGGCCGACTAAAGATAAGATGAGTAGATTCCAACAAAATGCGATTCCGTTATTTAAATCTAAAAAAATTTGGTTGCCTGAAGAATTAAAAGATAGTGAGGAACTTGTAGAGTTGCTTTTTGAGCTTTCTTTAGCTACTCTTAAGGGGTTTAAAAGTAAGCACGACGATCAAATAGACACGATTACTATGTTAGCAGAATTAAACGCATGGAAACCAAGTGAAGTAGGACCACCGGTAGATGAAGACAACGAATTAGAAAACTCAGCTATGTGGGGAGATAGTACTACTAAAAAAGCAGGAGATAGCTCCTACTTTGTTTAAGAACTCATGCCAACTCGTCTTCTCAACGAGTTGTTGTGCCTCCTGGGTAGGTAAGGGTTTCGGCACTCTTGCCTACCTCCTTTTTAGAGGATGATATGAAAGTTTCTGAATACATTGATTATTTAAGTACAGGTGAATGTAGTAAATTAGCGATTGCTAGTGTTGGGGACATGTCAGCTAACCCAAGCCCAGCGCCTTCTGCAGTACAAGTAGTTAACCAAAATAAATTTATTAATTATGTAAATTTAGCTAACTTAGCTTTACATAAACGATTTCATTTAAGAATTAAAACATTAGAAATGGATAACCCATTAGATGGAGAGGAATTTACTTTACCTTCAGATTTTCTTGCTCCTATTTACGCGTATTACGCTTCAGATTTTACAGAAGTGTCCATTAAAGATAATTCAGTAAAGCTAGTACAAAAAATAGATCAGCATGTGTCTATTCTTATACCTGAACCATTTAAAGCGGTTATCAAAGGTACAGATGCTGAAACACCTAAACGTACTCAAATTCTTTTAAAATATGCAGCTGCTCCAAAGAAAGCTAAAACAGCTACTACAGATTTAAAAATTAATGAGGTGTACACAGAAGCATTATTAAATTACTCGGCATATAAAGCACATGGAGCTATTAGCGGAGATATGAAAGATGAAAATAACACCTATTATATGCGATATGAGGCTAGTTGTAAGCAACTTATTAATTCGGGTATGTGGGGTAATAACGAAATTGAAGTTAATACTAAATTGGAAGACAACGGATTTGTATAATTAGTTTGACTTTTTATAGTATTACATTAGTCTGTACTAGCAGACTAATGCCAATGCTGAGAATAACCTCCTACGGAGTTAAAAATGGCGTATTACGACACTATTAATCTAGTGGCTGGTGATGATAAACCAGAGATAAACCTTACCTTAAAAGATTCCAACACCGCTTTAGCCGGTCTTACATTAGACCCGGATGACTCAAGTACCTGGGATATAATCGATATTAGCGATGCCGCTGTTACTGTAAAATTCAAAGCTTTAGGTAGTTCAACTATTTTAGATACGATGACTTGTACAAGAGTTGCTCCATATACAAATGGAAAATGCTTTATGACATGGAATCTAACTACTTTGGATGTTGCTGCTGGTACTTACGAAGGTGAAATTTCACTAACGTATACCGATGCACGAGTCCAAACTTTATTTGATAAACTTAAGTTCAAAGTAAGAAAGGATTTCTGATGGCATTAGGAAAATCCTTAATTGGAAATGCGCGTTCATCAATAGGTCATGTTAATCCAGTCGCCGACATATCTATTGTTAAGGCTGTTACTGATTTAGATTATATTAATGCTATCACAGATATTCATTTAGATTATGATAGTAAGAATAAATTACCAGATGATATTGTAACAGTTGGTGATAGTGCAGGAATTACAAAAGTACTAGACTGGGATAGAACTTTTGCTGATCAATTTTCTGCTATACAGGAACTTATTGCGATAAGTTATGCTAAAATTCTTGCAGATTCTGCAGATTCTGTAGCAAATACAGATCAAGTTATATTAGCGCCTCAATTAAATAAAGCAGATAGTGTAACAACTGCGGATGCACTTAATTTAATAGATACTACTAAAGTACTAGCTGATATATCAGTTATTAATGAGCTTGTTTCTTTAGGTACTACGAAACCTTTTTCAGATTCGTTTAGTATTGCAGATGCATTAGGATTACAAATTAATATACAAGTTGCTAATTCTACCACAGCAGCTGATGGGTATTACACAGATTATGGTGGTGCAATTAATACTGCTCCATTAAATACCCATGCTTTACTAGTGGACCCTGACAGATTTCGTACAGATAATGTTACAGTTACTATAACTTAGAAATATGGAGCTTACTATGAGTATACAAGATAGAGTTGCCCTTACAGGCAGATTATCAATTTCGCTTAATGGCAAAGTTGTACAAGAAGTTAATAACCTTGTTGTTACAGCTGGTAAAAATTGGATAGCATCTAGAATGAGCGTAGCTACTGCAAGTGTAATGTCTCATATGGGTGTTGGAACTGGTTCTGCTGCAGCAGCTGATGGAGATACCGCACTGGGAACACAACTTAGTACACGAAGCGGTTTAACTACTTCTGGCGGTGTAGTAGCAGGAGCAGTTATTACATACGCGTGTACTTATGCTGCAAATTCTCATACAGGCGCGATAACAGAAGCTGGTGTATTTAACGCTAGTACTAGTGGCACTATGTTATGTCGAACAGTATTTCCTGTTATTAATAAAGGTGCTGCTGATACAATGACAGTTAGTTGGGCAGTAACTATTTCTTAGGAGAATATTAATGGCAGTTAAATTTACAAATAATGCTACTACATTATTAAGTGCTGGTATAACAGATAGCGCTACCACTATTACTGTAGACAGTGTCCTTAGTTTTCCTAGCTTAACAGCGGATGACTGGATGTATCTAACTATAGTTAGTCTTGCTAATATTGAAGTTGTTAAAGTAACTAGTGTATCGGTAAATACCTTCACATGTGTACGCGCACAAGATAATACAGCAGCTGCTTCTGCATTGACTGGGGATACTATTGAGTTACGACTTACAGCCGCTATGTTAAATGATTTAACTGGTGATGGTGATCATGCTTCTAAGGGTTTTTCAACAGCAATGAGTATTGCTCTGTGAGCATACCAGCTTTTTCACCCAGAATACTTATTTATATAGTACTGGTAATAGTATTTATAAGTACCGCATATATTTTATTGGAGATATTAAATGCCTCAAAATTTTAGAAGATACACACAAAATAACGTAGGCACCGTAGTTGCAACTGTTTTTACTAGTAACAGTTACGACACTGTTATTGGAATACATGTTTCTAACATATTACCCAGTGCGTCTATCACTGTAGATGTTTATGTAAATGATGGTGCTCAGGATATTTATTTAGTTAAAAGTGCCCCTATTCCTCAAGGATCATCTTTACAAATTTTAGATGGTGGAGCCAAAATGGTTGTTCACTCTGGCGATGTAATGTATGTTAAAAGTGATACAGCTTCTTCTGCAGATGTATGGGTAAGCACAGTTGACGCAATTAGCACATAGGAGAATTGAATGGCATATATAGGAAATACACCTGCTGAAAATTATGGTAATTTAACAGTACAACACTTTGCAGTTACTGCAACTGATGCGTACGTATTAGATACTGCAGCTGCTAATGAAAATGAAATAGCATTGTTTATTAACAATGTTAGGCAACAACCAGGAGCAAGCTACGCTTATACAGTAAGTGGCACAGCATTAACTCTAT